CCGCTCGTAAAACGCCTGCCGCGCCTGGTGCATGTCCTCAATGATTTTTCGTGGCTCAACATTGCCAACGGCGCGCAGCGTCTGCGGCCCTATTGCGCCATCGGCTGTAACCCCGGCGATGCGTTGCAGTACCTTGGCGCTGCGTGACACCCCGGAATTCACCGCCCAATCAAAGCAGCTCCAGTCCACCCCACTGGGCAGATCGTCAAAGCGCACTCGGTCGGCGTAATTCTTGCGGTAGATCGGAGCTACGTCGGCGTGGGTCAAGGCTTTCATTTCGCCGTCCATGACCTGACGGCCGAGCCATTGCTCATACACGGCGCGCGTCACGCCGTGATTTGTCTCCCCTCCAGGATCCTCTGGATGATCGACGTATCCACCTTCGTGGTGCAGCAACATGGCCAAACAATTGTCAAAGTTCTGTTTCATCTGTCTAGCTCCAAAAGCAGCCGATAGCAGTTCGCGGCCGTGTTAATCGCAACAAGCGCAAGCAGAAGCATTTGCCAAACTTCCATTATTTGGCCACCTTCTGCACCTTTTCAAAAGTTCTGAGGCCACCAAGGCCGAGCATGCCGAGCAGCACCGTCAGCAGCGTGTCCATGTCAAACTCTGGCAGTGGCGGATGCTCTAGGCCAAGCCACCCGGTGATGAACAGCGTGAGGGGCAAGCCCAGAAAATGCCAGAACATTGCAAGGCCGCATGACCAGCCCACGAAAGGCCGCCAGCCCGCCACAAATATGTTTCTTGATTTTGCCTCTTCAGCGTTTATTGCGAGCTGACCTTTGGCCAGCTCCTGGGCGTGACGCTCGGACATTGTGGCAATCTCATGCGCCAGAGCTGCTTTTTGGTCTTTGTCCTCAACAAATTTGTCGAGCAATCCGCTGACCGGCCCGATGAGGGCGCTGACAATACTCATTTCTCATGCCCCAACCAGGAGGCAAAAGCACCTGTCATCGCCCCTGTGACGACCGATACAACCGCAGCGTGCTGGGTTGATAACTCATCTTGGCTAATCGCAAACTCAATTACTCGCCAATAAACTAGCGTCATAACTAGCATCATCAGGCGCGGCATGATTTTCCATGCCAAAACTCGTTCCATCGCTATGTTCATCACAAACTCCTTAGATACAGCGCCATCCAAAGCAGGCCGCCAATGCCGCCAAGCGCGGCGATAGCGACTGCCCCAAACAGCACCCAAGTTAAGATATTTTCCCGCTGATCCTCTGCCTCTTGCGCAGCCTGACGGCGCTTTTTCCGCGCGTCTGCCTCAAACTTTAGAAAATCATCTTTCAGACCAGGACGGCCGTATAATTGTAGCGTCTGGATCAGCTCGGCGCGCTGCGTTTTGATTTTCTCCAGCGCCATGAATTCTTCAAAATCGTTGGTGTCCCGTCCCGCCAAGGCCGACCAAATGCTGTTCTGCTTTTTTTCGCCGCGCGCCCGGAGAGTTTCTTGCGCACCGATCATATCGCCGATGCCCTTCGCGCAATCTGTAATATCACGCCCCGCTGACAGGGCAGCTTTTACAGTGGCAAAAGCGGCGTTAAAGGCGGCAAGCTCGGCGAGCATTTCAGCGGTTCTCTATTATTCTGTCCAGTTTGGCGTCCAGCGCCTCCAGACGGTTAATCACGCGGCTCATGTCGTCGCGCAGCTCTGATTTGGTGACATATTCGCGGGGTATTTCTTCGCGCGTCCTGTTCAGCAGAATTTGCATGCGCTGGATTTCTGCGTAGGTGGCGCGCAAAGCCCATCCGAAAAGCCCAAGCAGCGCGGTGAGGCCAACAGTCCAGAGAGTGGAATATTCCATGTCACCAAGTGCCCTCCCAAACGCGCAACGATCCAAATTCATTGCTGAGCATTTTCTTTTTTATGACCTCTTTGACGGCAGCCGTATCAGTCCATTGAACGCCTGCCTCCTTGCACCATTCGTTTACCATCGCCAGATCAACAAACCCGGCGAGCTTATGTTCAGAGCCAAAGGTATTTGGGCTAAGCTCGCGCGCCTTTGCGGCGTCTTTCAGCATCTGCGAGCCGTCAAACGTCTGCTTTACTATAAGCTGATCGCCATCGAGGCTGAGCCGCTGACCAATCTTTGTGCTATGCGCCGGTCTTGCCATTCGTCACCTTGCGTGTCTTTTCTTTTTTCGCAGGCTGCGGCTCTGCCACATCCTCCAAAACGGTGATTGAATCCGCACGATAGTTAATGATGTCCTGCACCTCGGCATCGGGTAAAACCACGGTTTCGCCCTTTTCAATGCGGCCCTTGCTGCATTTGATCTTGATCCTGTTTACCAATATTTTTTTCATCTGAAGCTCCAAAAAAGGGGAGGGGGCAGCAAAGCCGCCCCCACCTAAGTTTTAAGATGTGGTGTTGTCGAAAATTCCACCACTTGCTGCTTCATTTTTGCAGACCATTGTGAGTTCTGTGGTGATCTGCCTGGTGGTATTATCGCCAGTTTTCGCCAAGGCGACGTTTTTGGTGGGGCGCAGCACTGCCACGTTCCACATGTCGTCTTGCATTACGAACACGTCCCGTGAGCGGTTTTCGCGCGATGGCACGAATTCGATAGAACCCCACGGAGTGACGTAAACCGCCAGCGATTTGATTACACGCTCGTCACCGGCCTGCACGGCTGAACGCTGATTATTGTTACCCGTGAAGCCGAGGGCTTTATCCATCTGGAATGCAGATAGATACACGGTGTCAGGCTTTCCGCCTTCTTCCCAAATTGACTGCATAACGGTGTCAAACCTGGCTTGCGAAAACGCGATGAGGGTAGTTGTCTCATCTGTCCGCGTATCCGCGCCAGTGCCCGCTGGGTCAGCGCCTTGGTTAGCGCCGTAGGAAGTGTTGGTTTTTATCCAAGCAGGTGCGCCTGCCATTTCACGCGCAGTTGTGGAGTTACCCGCAACCTTTGCGTTGGATGCAAACATCGCCTTTTCTATATCGAGCTTTTGCTCAACACCGACCTTTAGCACATGATATGCTAAATCCCGATTTCGGCCATGCTTATCTGTGCCCTCATCGGTGTCTGGAACAACAACGGCATTTTTGAAGATGTTGGTGTAGTTACCCAAGCGTGTGGTCGCTGTGCGCGCCTCTGCTGTGGTTGCATCACCTTCAATGTGAGAATTGGCCGCGCTGCTTCTTAGCGCATCGGTCTGCCATTCGTGCAAAGTGTTGCTGGCGCTAGTCCTTTTGGACTTGCTGTAAAACGGCGTGTCCTGGGGGCTAATTTGGGTGATCTGCGAGGAAATGTCTTCCTTCAGACCGACAGCATCATAGCTGTCAAACGTGTTACTCGGCTGAGCCATTGGATCGTCCTTTCTAGCTGTTCATAATCAGGTCAATTGCATCTTCGATGCGGCCTGACTTTTGCAGGCGCTGTTGCGCCTTTTTGCGGTTGGTAGCCGCAGCATTTTCTGGACGTTTTTTTGCACCAGCGCGGACTGGTTGGAGGGTTTCACCCTTCTCTTTTTTTGCAGCTTTCTTCTTGGCTAAGAGCTGCCGATATTTGCGCGCATCGTTCAGCGCCAACACATGCCTGCTATCCTTGACGCCTTGAATTTCCTCTGGGGAAAATCCGTATTCAACGCCTGTGTCGATGAGCTGTTGACGTAATTGAGCGCCCTTTTCGGGGTGCGCAATTTCTGGGATCAGCCGCTTGAGCTGCTCCGCTTGATCCGCCAAATAGGCTTGTTCTTGCTGTTGTTCTTGCGCGCTTTGCTGACGCTGCGTTTGTTGTAACACCGCGACATCTCGGTCATACTGCGCCTTGACCTCGTCAAATTCGAATTTCTTTTCCATGTAGCCAATTGGATCGGCTGTGAAATCCTCTTTGGACGGTGGGGCAGGGGCTATCAGACCGCCTTCTTCCGCACGTTGGTACAGCTCCAGAGCTTGCTGTTGCTGTTGGGCTAATGCTTCGAATTGCTGCTTGTATTGCTTTTCAAGCGCAGCAACTTCCTGCATCCGTTTGTTGATGTACCCCTGACCAGCCGCAGATTGCTTCAGTTGATCCAATGTCCAACGCTCTTCTTTGCCGTCAATTTTGACGGGGATGAGGTTGGTCGTTTCAATTGGCTCTGCTAGATCATCGTCATCAATTTCAACGTCTAATTCTTCGCCGGTATCGGCGTCGTCGGACGCTTCGACAACATCCTCGCTTTCCGCTGTTTCCTCCGGGGCGTCGCTCTGACCGTCGTCAGTTGGCTCAACCTCAATTTCCGCAGTTTCGCTTGGATTAGTTTCATCAGACTTTATGTCTGGGTCTTGTAAGATGCTGTCAACAGCACTGTCTAAGTCAGTCGTTTCCACGGTGCTAACCTCTTATTTTTTTACGTTTCAGAAGCACCTCTGCGGCAATTGCCGCGTCGAGCTGTACCTCAATCAAATCGACGGCACGCATCATTGCGTGCGCCTCTTCACGGCCGTCGATGTCGTCGGCGGCGCTGGACTTGAACGCTTGGATTTGATTTTCACGCACCAGATCAAGGAAATGCTTGAATGCCGTGTCGCTTTTTAGGCGGCGGGCTTCCTCTGCCTCAATTCGGATGTCGTTTTTCAATGTTTATCCTAGCGATTTCAGTCGCTAAGATAATACCAGAAACACTATATATAGTCTAAAAACGGTGTGAAAAACTACATGTAGTAGTTATTGCACCTGTTGAGGTTGAGCAATCCCGGCGACTGTGCGCAGCTTTTCTTGCTCTGCTTTAACTCTGGCGATGTCCACGGCAGTGCCGTACTGGCCCACGACTTTCGCCGCATCCACCATCAGGTCTTGCGCCATCTGATCGCGTTTCAGATCATCCTCGGCCACCGCTTTCTGCGCATCCAGTTGCAGCTTCGCCATATCGCTCGCCATCTTGGCCTGCGCTTTGACTTGCTCAGCTTGGATGAACGCCGCGTTGGGGTCTTGCTGACCCTGCTGCGCCTGCGCCTGCTGCTGCATCTGGAGCATCTGCTGCTCAATCTCTGGCGTGATCGGCGCAAAGTAGCGGTCAGCATTTCTGACGCCAGACAGCGCTAAGCTGTCCGCCAGAGTGTTGCGGATATTCGTCAAGCTGACCAAGCCGTTCATCGGCCCGTAATTCTGATAAACCATCGTCTGCATTTGAAGCGCCTGCGCCAGAGCTGCCTGACGCTCTTCTTCGCGGCCTGTGCCCAAGCCCACGTTGATCTGGCAGTCCATTGACGTGTCCCAGACGCGCGGGTCAACCGGCACAAACTGGCCGTTGAGGCGCATCATCTGCTCTTCATCAACATTCTTGTGCATCAGGCGCAGCATGATCCCAAACAGATCGCGCAGCCCGTCCGCCAGATTGCGCACCATCACCTCAATCTGCCCTGCCGCTGCTTCAACCGTTGCGGTGACGGCGGCCTTGGTGGTGCTTTGCATCGCATCCGGGTTCAGCGCCACGTTCTGCGTCACCCCTGTTTTTTGCTCCACAAGCGTGTCCATGTAGCTAAGCGCGCCGAGCGTCTGACCAGCGGTAAATGGCACGGCCAAATCCTGCACAGCCCCGGCTTGGCGCATCCGCACAATCGCGCCTATCTCATTGTTTAAAACATCGTCGATCGAAACCTGACCATCGACGATCCCAATTCGCGGATTGTTGGTCATTGCCACGTTGTCCAGGATCCCACGCAGAATTGACGTTGCGGCGTCCTGATCGTCCATGACGATTTCAGCTAGGCTGCGGCCGTAGAAACTGTGCGGCTCTGGGTCAACCTCAAACTTGGCGAATGGTATTTCGTCGCACGGTTCAAAATCCAGCAGCTCATATTTCGTACCGCCAAGCAGAAATTTGTGCAGAATTGGAACGCCCGTTCCGTCCACATCACAGCGCATATATGCCTCTGTGATACTGACGTTTTTCATCGACGGGTCTAGGTCATCCTCGTCAACGTCGTGGCTAAATCCGTCGCGCTCAAACTGCTCCGTTTCCGTCATCTCAGAGCCGCCGTCAAAGGCGTCAAGCTTGTTGATGACCTGCGGGTCAAAGCCCATGCCGATCACGTCCCCGGCGCGCATTTCAGTGCGGTGCGCGACCACAAAGGCGTCCTGCATCGACCGCGCGGAGCGGTTCACAAAGAATTCCTCCGGGGGCACACTTTCCATGCACAGCTCGCCTTTCATCTTTCTGCGGCTGAGCTTCACGGCGTGGACAGGCATTTCAACCTCCGCGCCAAATTCGTCAACTGTGATCGACATTTCGGTGGACTGCTCCAGCACGTCAACGCCGTCATCTGAGGTCAGCAGCATCAGCTCTTCATCAGACAGATCGGTGAACGTGTGAATACTGGCCTCTGGGTAGGTGTGCCAATATGCCTTGATGATGCCCTGCTTTTTGACCATGGCATCGCTGAAAGCGTCGTTCAGCGCACGGTATCCCCCCAGGCGGACAAACTCATGGTGCATCATCTCCGTAGCCTGCTCACACATCGCCACGGCGTTAGGCGTGCGCGGTACGAATTCCACCGGCCGCGAGCTGCTCAGAAAAACGCGCATCAGGCTCGGCTTGGTCGCGCGCACAACATCCCGAACTTTCGTCGCAACCACTTTGCTGCGCCCGTCCTCATGGCCAATATCAACGCGGCCATCAAGGTAGCGCTGCGCCTTGATCCTGTCCTCGCTGATCTCCGCCTCAACAAACGACACCGCGTCATCCACGGCGGCCTGCACAATGCTTTCAATCTCGTCACGGGTTTTGGGCTTCAGTTCCATGATATTCCTCTACTGCATTACTGCGTCCAAAACGCCTTGCGTCTGCCGCGCGCCCACGTTTGTCGCGCCGCTCTGGAAGGTCTGCGCCAAGCCTTCAATCGCGCGGTGTAGCACAGCCATGCCGCTAGTATCGTTCAGCGCATTGCGCACCATGTCCGGGTCGCGGCTGATCAGCACTTTGACCACCTGTTCTCTTTCGGCGTCGGTCAGTCCCGGTGCGGCGCGCTGTGTGACTTTTCGCAAAAGCCGGTAAACGTTGATCGGGTTAGGGCTTGTAACAACCTCGGCAATTTCGTCGCCGCCAATGTTCATGCCTTGCCGTTTACCCAACTCCCGCAAGACCTGAGTGTCAGACCCGCCAAGCACCGCACTTCTAGCGTTCTGCGCACCGGCGGCAACGTCAACTTTTTGCAAAACTTGCGGTAGTTGATCCTCTGGTATGACGATGCGCAGGATTGCCCCTAGCTTGTGTTCTTCATCAGCGAGGTTTTTCATCAGGCTGGCCTTTGAGCCAGTGCTAGCAGTATTGCGATACGCCTGCATCACGCCAGCTCGATATGCGCTGACGGCCGACGCGCCGAGACCTTTCATTCTGTCAAATTCATTCACAACGTAATCAGGTGATTTTGTTAAAGCTTTTTGGCCGTCTTGGAAGGCGTCGCGCGCTTCGCGTACCGTTGCCGCCTGCGCTCTGGTCGCCGCCATTTCCGGGGAGGCGTCGTCAATCGCGGCGCGCAGCCCTTGCTCCAAAGGAACCGCCTCATCGGCAACAATGCCTGCGCCACCTTTATAAAGATTTGTCGTTATTTGCTGAAGCGAGCGTCTAACCTGTTCAGCTTCCTCCATGGTGGGCTGCCGCGTGAATATAATGCTGCCATCGTCCGCCACCGTAAAATACGGCTTTTGCCCGCTACGCAAGAACAAAGCCTGCTCAACCTGTTTTGCCGCCTCTGGTGCGCGCTCTAGCACAAGCTCAAGCTGTCGGAACAAATCGTCAGTGCCGACCGGCACTTCCTTAAATTGCGCGTAAGCCTCTTTTTCCAAAACTCTTGCCTGATCATCGTTTGCTTTCATGCCGCGCAAGATGTTGGGGTCGTCAATTTCGGAAAGATATTCTTGTATTTCCCCCATAGCAACTTGCCGCGTTTCACCGGGGCGTCGCTCAAGCGTTTCTCTAAGCATCCCTGCGGCTTTGCCGCCGGTTGCCCTAAAGGTTTTAACAGCATCGAGCAGCGTTCTGTTTTCCGCCATGATCTTGCCGTTAAGAACGCCCTCCACAACCTCATCAACTGTCATGCCGCCCTCGGTGGCAAGGCGCTGCAACTCTGTTTCAACCGCTTTGCCGCCGGTGTTGCCTAGCTTGCGCCGCGCAATGTCCACAAGCGCCACGAATGGCTTTGTCACCATGGGCGCTCCTGCGTACAGAGCTGTGCCGCCCACGCCGCCGACGACCCCGCCAACGCCAGTGCCGTACATCCGATCTAATGCGTTGCCCTCACCGTGGCCAAACCCCGACAAAGCGCCCTGCGCTGTGGCAGTGATTGCAGCATCGCCGATGCTAGTCGGAGCTGAAACGCCTGCAATTTTTGCAAGGCGCGGATATTTTGCAGCGAGGCGCGCCAAAGTAGCGCCGCCAGCAGTGCCGCCAGAAAACAGTGAGCCAACGATAGCGGGCAAAACCGCGCCGCCGACCTCATAGCCGATAGCCTCTAGCGGCCGTGCATTTTGGTAATCTTTGAGCTGACCGCGCACCTCCGCCACAACCTCGTCATAGTCGCGGCCTCCAAGCGAGCGCAAATAAGCTTCCGCCTCGTCAGCCCCGCCAAAGGTCAGCCCTTGCAGGGTTGATCTGGTGCGCTGGGTTGGGGTTGCGGCTTTGCGCGCAACCTCTTCCTCGGCAGCTTGCATTGTCTCCGCTAAAATTTGCTCTGCTGTCTTGGCCATTCTAGTTTCCTAATGCTTGGAGGTAATCTTTGCGCTGTTGCTCTGTAAAACCTTCGCGCCAATGTTTTTGCCAAGCCTCGTCTGTTGGGAAACTTGTCGCGGCTGCGCCAGTTGTCGGCCGTGGCGGTACGTCTAAAATTGTTGGCCGTTTTAGCAATTCACCGGCATAGCTGATGTCTGGCACGACTAAGTTGGGGTCTAGCCCTGCCTGCACCGCAAAGTCACGGTACTGGTTGGCAACTTTGTCATACTGCCCCTGCGCGCTGTTATAAAGGCCAGTCGCCCGCGCCACAAAATCAGCTCGCTGTGCCGCTGACAAAAGTGTGCCATCTTCGATTGATCCGACCAACGCCTTAATGCGCTCGCCGTATGAGCCAGCGCTTGCCGCCGCAGAAAATTCGCTTTCCCTTACGACAGAACCGGGATCAAGCATTTTCATAAAGTTAAATATCAGTGACAAGTCGCCAGCCGCCGTTGGCCCGCCTTGAATTGATGATGCAATGCGCCCGTAGGCAAAGGAAACCTCAGAAAAGCCTTTTGCCTCCGCGCGGCCAGAAAATTCTTTACGCGCGTCCATAACCCTCTTAAACATTTGAGACTGCGTTTTGGGGTCAGTCAGCGTCTGGCTTAAATAAGTGCTGATTGCGTCTTTAGCGGTGATCGCGCCAGTGTTTAAAGCGCTTAACACGGCGGCCGCCACAGTATCACCGCTTTCCGCCTTTTGCGTGAGCATGTCCACGGTTCTATTTCGTGATTTGTTGGCAGTCCGCCGCTGCTTCCCAGCGTCCATATTCGCCGCCAGATTTGGGTCAGGGTTCAGCGTCATTGAGTTGAGCCAGTTGGCCATCGTGCCGCTAAAATCTTTGAACCTGTCGCGCTCGTAAAACTTTTGTCCAGTTTCACCTTGCGCCTCCGGCTGCATTTTTTGCAGGCCAAACATTTCCAGCAGCCCACCGCCGCGTTGCTGTTGTTGTGGAGCGACAGGGCGTGATGTTGTCGATACAGTCGGGTCTTGCAGCGCTGTGTTAGCTGTGGCCGTTATTTGGTCAACAGTCTGCGGGTTGCTAGCGGGGGCGGCAGGAGGCGGAGTTTGAAGAGCCAAGGCTATTGCCCGCTGAATTTCATCGACGTTTGCGTTTGGGTTTGCCGCCAAGGCTGCTTGGGCGGCTTGGATGCTTCGCAGCTCGTTTCCTGCTTGCGCCATTTCTCCAGCCATAGCGCCTCTGAGCGATGGAATGACCGGCGAAAATCTGTCGATGATGTCTTGTGTAAGCGGAAATTCGGACAGAGCCATTGTGTTTACGCTCCTGCTAACATGAACGGCAGCTTGAGATAATCAAACAGCCCCGGATTTTTTTGCTCGGTCATTGACTCTGGCACAGGCGTGACGCCCATCGTCGTGTTCGGCACGGTCAGCGCATTTGCTGGCGCGCCGGTGTAGCCTGCATACTGATTTTTTGCTGCGTCTATCAAAAGTTGCTGCAAGCCCTGCACCATTGCGCCGTCGCGCATCTGTTGCTGGCTAACCGCTTGGCCTGTGTTGAACGCCTGATTGCCCAGCGCGCCGAGCTGATTGGCCGCTGACAGCCTCTGCTGCGCGCCCTGCAAGCCAGAGTTCACGTCAAACTGTGATGCGCCAAGGGCCGTATTGAAGCCCTGCTGGCGCATCGCATTTGCCGCATCAGCCGCTGTGCGCGCGTAGTTATTGCGTGTTTCTGCTTCTGCGATGCCGTGCCTCGATCCGCCAAAGGCGTTGGCCGCTGTAGCGTCCGCGCCCATCTGGTTGAGCGATTGCTGTTGCATGTCGTTGAGGTCGCCGAGCGTGCGCTGCACCACTTGGTTTTCGTAAGGGTTGGCATAGTTTACCATGCCAGCCGCAGCGCTCATTGGGTTGTATTGCATCCCCGCCTGCGCGCCATGCATCGCCTGCTGTAATCCGCCGGCCGCCGCGTTGTTGATGTTAAAGCCATTCTGCGGAGATAAAGGCTGTCCGCCGCCTGCTAATCCTTGCTGTCCCATTAGAATGGCCCTCTAAATTTATCAAAGATGCTTGTGGGCGCGCCTTGCGCTTTGCTGCGTGGCCGCAAGCTGCCCCCCGGAGCTGTGTGCGTGCGGTCATACCCGCCAGTGGTTGGGTTATAGGCTGAGCCAGCCACTGCGTTGTTCGCCATTGAGCTGACCGTCGGGGTGAAAAACAAACTGTCCAGAATTCCCGGCTTTTCAGCTCCAGCAATGTGGTCTGTGATCAAATCGCTGCCCTTGTAGGTTTGGCCGTTGTGGACGTAATCAGGCGGTGGCGGCGGGATATACGGGCCAGAGCCGCCGCTTGAGCTGCTCGCCGCCACAGGTGGGGCAGGAGGCACATAGTTTGACTCCCCAGTCATAGGATCAATAAAGAAACTATCAATATAATCGGCCTGTCCTGGTCTCGCCGCTCTGAACTCTTCCAGCGCCTGCTCGTAGATTGGCAGTGCGGAATACCCCGAAACGCCGCCTGCATATTCGGTTGGGGTCGGGATGCCAGATGTCTCTGGCACGTTTAGACCAAAGGCGCTTGCCGTGTCGTTGGTGTTCATCATCGCCGCTAGTTGGGCTGGCGTAAAGGCGGCAACGTCAGGGCCATAATTTGGGACATAGCCAAGCTCGCTAACCATGTCGGCTTTGTGTAAATTCCGCTTTGCCGCATCTTCAATGTACTGCGGAACTGTAACCTCTGAGGTTTGTGATCCACCTTTTCCGCCGCTCATTCTATATCTCCTTTTGGTAGGATGCGTGCAGCGGCGTCCAGCCGTATTCTGCCAGTGGTTTTTTCCAACCAAAACGGCCCGTCATCGTCAGAGCCGCGCATTCCTGTTGTTGTGCCCAATTTATCACATCTGCATGCATATCCATAATTTGGCTGAGTTCGCCCCCGCCAAGAAATATGTTTAAAACGCGCTTCTTGGGGTAGTTGATAATCTCCGAAATGAGGCATCCATCCGGGGCAGGCCAGAGCTGCATTGTCCCTTTATAAATGCCCTCGCACACGTCGATAAAATCGTGAGTGCCTGCGGAGTATTCCAGCGCCGCCTCGATCCACGGGCGGCAACGATCTAGCTCTGATTGCAGCTCTACCATGAACCACCAGTGAGCGCCGCGCGCTTCCATATGTTTGCCGATCCATCGTGTGCGGCCGTGCAAACGTAGATGTAATTTGTGTCAAACGAGATCATGCCAGATTTATCACCGGCAGCTCCGACGCTTGAAGTTGGCGCAGCGGTTTTAACAAGCACCTCTAAAAAGGCGTTGCTAGATGAAACCACTGGATATTTGTTTTGTTCATCCCACAGAATGACCCCGTTTTCTGACGGGTTGTCATCGCTCGTTTTGGTATAAAGCTTTGCTGCTTGTCGTTGGATCGCCGCAGTAAATTGGCGCGCCCATGCTTTCCAGTCAGGGCCGAGCGGTGGGAAAACGGGTGACGGCATCAGCGGCTACCCCGCACCTTGGTTTCAACGCGCATCGTCCCGACGCGCCAATCAGCCTGACGTGCCGCGTCTATCCTCATGCGCGCCTGCCGCCCGGTAAATCTGACCGACGTGGGGTTCGCCATGGTGAAAGGCCCATAGCTGCGCTCGGTGTCGTTGGGGTGAAGCCGCGTCTTGAACGTGGCGGTGACATCGCCCTGCGTTTGCTCATCAGGGATCAGCTTGGTGACGCTCATAACTTGCTCGCCAGTGCCGATTGAAAACGGGCCGGTTTCAGCGTAGATCGGCGCGCTGTCATAGTTAAGGCCGACCTCATGCTCAATCACGTTGCCGCTAGTTGTCATCATCAGCGGATATTTGAATATGCCGCGATCCACGCCAGTTGAACGTGACAGCTCGCCGGTCATCCAGTGATTTTCTTTATAATCAAATGCCACATAGCTGTCGATTTCAGTGCTGTCATTGCTACAGTAAAACCACCACACCTCACCAAATTGGCTGTTTGTGACCGCCCACGTTTTACTCACTTGTGCAGGGTTAATGTCGGCGAAAACGTAGTCGTGAACCTCACATGGGATTTCCTGCACGCTGTTGCCGTCAAACCCGTAAAAGCCGCGCTGACCCATCCACAGCACGCCTGTGTCCACATCCACTGCCGCCTTGCGTGAAATAATCCCGCAAGCTGTGCCAACGCGCTCAACCCCAAACACATAGGGCGGCCCTTGGTATCGCATCGTATGGGCGTCTACATCGGTTAGGATGAGCGTTTGGCCGCGCGTCCTGACGGCAGTCATTATTCTGCCAGACGTTTGCAGTTCAATGTCACCCGCCTCATTTGTCGCGGCTGCTGTCCAAACGGTATTGTTTTCGCGGTCACACCATTGCAGCTTGCGTGGGTTGCCGCCCGCGCCAAGCGCCACCAGGAAACGCTCTTCTGTGACGATCAGGCCGAGGTTTGAGGTTGGTGCATTGGTAATTGCTGCGGCCACCGCCGAGGTGTTGAGCTGCCATTCGTACAGCTTGCCGTCGCTGTGTGAGCAGGCCACCAGATATTCACCCCAGTTGTCCAAGGCAAAGGTGCTGCACTCCGAATAGTTGCCGGTGTCCGGGCGCGATGTGCCGTAGTATGACGTGCCGTATGTGCTGTTGCCGTAGCCCGTTAAAACCGCCGCGTCTAGCAGCCCATTGGTAAATCCCACCGGCGTAATGGTGTACGCCGTTCCGCCTTGGTTTACGACTTTAAGCTGGTTATACGCGCCAATGGCGAGCCAACTGCTGGAGTTGTTTGTGATCCAAGCGTGACTGCCGCGCGCAACTGTATTTATTGCGCTTGTTGATCGAGTGCGCCAACCGCCAACAGGGCGCAGCGATCCGTCCCTCCACCGCACAAGGCTTGCGTCACGCCAACGGCCAAAGGCGTCGAGGTCTGTGCCGTTGCGGTAAACCCCTGCGGGTATATCAAGAGGGACAAGCGTCATGCGGTCGATCCAAACATTTTAATTCCAATAACAAACTAGGACGATACCTGCCGCACCGCTGGCACCGTTACCCGCGCTATTTGGGCTGTCAGCGTTTGTGCCGCCCGCGCCACCGCCACCACCGTAACTTTGCCCAGCCTCGCCAACTGTGCTAGGCCAACTTCCGACTGCCCCGCGACCACCATTGCCGATGTAAGTGGCAAGCCACCCGGTGTCTAAGGGTGAAGTGCCTCTAGCGGCAGGCCCATTCGCTGTTGATGATTGACCGCTATCGCCGCCCCCTGCACCGCCGCCGCCGCTTACGCCAGAGCCACCATTGTTTCCATATCCTGTGGTGACGTTCCGACCCTTCCCACCAGTATAATTAGCATCGCCGCCGCTTGCAGAGCCGCCAGACCCTTCATATGTGCCGGAGTAGCTTGACCTATATGGGCCACCACTCCCACCGTTAGCGGTCAATGAAACGCTGTTACCACTCGCTGTAGTGTTGCCGCCTGAGCTACCAGGGCCGCTAGCAGGGGAATAACTGTGACCTGCCCCGCCGCTTCCAACAGAAACGGTATATGTGTCACCAGACGTACCGATAAACCCCTTAATAGATACACCGCCGCCGCCGCCGCCCGCCGACCTTTCAGCCGCTGCGGTTGATATTTGGGAGGTGTCTAGCATACCCGCACCACCACCGCCGCCGCCGATAGCGATGATCGCAACAGCGCCGCCTTGGGACAGACTGAAGTTGCCTGTCTTAGTTTCAATGGTGTCGGGAGTGCCGAGGTCGAATGTATAAGTTGAACCATTCCAAACGGGGGCAGTTACAGCACTAGCTCCATACCACTCATTAAAAGCCATTTGTGTCGCCGCTGACTTGTCAATCAACCCGCGCACATCTGCATCATTCAGGGTAACCTCTGTGCTAGTTGTGCCAGCGGCCTCAATGTGAATTTCGTTTAGCGATATTGAGCCAGAAGTCTGTAGGGCCATTTAAGCCGATCCATAAGCTGTAATGTTATTCTCAACTGTAAGCGCCCCGTCTGATGTCAACTTTAATCGATCAGTCCCCTGGTATGAAAATTTAAGGTCGCTTCCAGATTGGGTGATTGTCCAATCGCCCAAATCCACTGTGGTCGCATTCAACGTGCTGGCACTAAACGCCTGAGAGCTTGAGCCAGCCGTTGCCGCTTTTGCGTCAATCTGCGTCTGGATCGCGCTCGTCACGCCTGTCAGATAATTCACTTGTGCGGCCGTTGATGTGATGGCCGTGCCGCTCACCTTCCAGGATCCGGCAGTGAGGTTGGGCGTTATGGCGGACGCACCTGTCAGCGCGTTGTGTAACGTGCTGTCGATGCTGTCCCAGTTTGCGTTTAAATCCGTGCCCCAGCTATTCGTTGAGCCGCCAACAGTCGGCTTGTTGAAGCTGTAATTTGTCGTCGTTGCCATCGGTTTACTCCGTTTGGTCTATTATATATCAGAACGGTTAAAACGCCTAAGCGGCCTGCGACCAAAGCTCTGACGTGCCGGGCTGCTCTGTCCAAATGTCTGACGCTGCTGTGGCGTCTGTCCACGTTTCACCGCCGTTTGTTTGTTCTGTCCACACTTCAGCGTTAGACGGCTGGTCTGTCCACGTTTCGACAGTCGTTAAGGTAGGCTCCCACACAAGCCGCCCATTCGCCACCACTACGGTCGTGCTTTGCAGCGCCGCAGTGTTGAACATGCTGGCCTTGCTGGCGACCGCGATACTGGCCGTGGAGCTTAGCGCTGATACGCCGACAAGGTTTTGCGTTGCAGCCGCGCTTATGGCTGAACTTGCGTTTAGATTGGCAGCGCCCAGATTGATCTTATTGGCAGAGGAAACGCATGTGCTAGACGCGCTCAACGATGCCGCCCCGTGCTTGACGCGCTGGCCATTCGCAGCAACGCTACCTGCCGCGCTTAGAGTTGACGCCGCTGGCTGTACCCGCGTTGGCGCTGCGCTTACCTGACCGCTTGCAGTTAAACTTGTGCTGGCAGCGTTTGTTTTCGTTGGCGCTGCGCTTGTCGCTGAGCTTGCAGTCAGGCTAGTCGCTGCACCAATAGCCAACAGAGGCGCGGCTGCAAGCGCGCCGGTTGCCGATAGTGCTGCACTGCCAGCGCGGCCAATGGTTGCGGCGCTTAGCTTCGAGCCTTGGCTTGCTAGGCTTGCGCTGGCTGGCTGGGTCAGGCTGGCAGAAGCCGTAAAGCTTGTGCTTGATGTTAGGGAAGCCGTGCCAAACGAAACTTGAGGCGCGGCACTTAGGCTGCTGGACGCAACAAGGGACGCTGCGCCCAGCGCCGCCTCTGGTGTAGCGCTTAGGTTGCTAGATGCACTTAATGTGCTTGATGCAAGGCGGGTTACTGCCCCAACCGCACTTAGGCCGCTAGACGCTGTTAGGGAGGCGGATGCAATGCCTACCCCAGCGCCATCATCTGCAAGGGTAGCTGACGCTAAGGGGCTGAAGCCAAGCATGTGTTACTCCTTACGTTGAATATTGGTAGACGATGCCATTCATATTATCGGTGATATACATCTTTGAACCATCTGGCTTAAACTCAAGGCTTGTTGCGTTGCTTACTTGAGTAGATGCATCAAACGAAACACTGTCATAGCTTGCGCTTGAAACATCCCAAGCAGTGCTTAATGAATATTGAAATACATCATCAGCACTAAAATCACTTATGTACATTTTATCTCCGTTAGGATTAAAAACTACTGAACAAGGGGTAGTCGTTTGAGTAGTTACATTAAATGAAACACTATCATACGATGCTGATGATAAATTCCAAGCAGTGCTGAGAGAATATTGAAATACATTATCTGTATCTAGTCCAATCACATAAAACTTTGTACCATCTGGTTTAAAAAAGGATGTATATGGTATGCCGTCTTGTGAGCTAACTGAAAAACTAACACTGTCATACGATGCTGTTGATAAATCCCAAGCTGTGCTTAATGAATATTGGAAAATAGCATCATTTACTAAGCCGCTAATATACATTTTTGTACCATCTGGCTTAAAAAATAACCCGACTGGCACCGTTTCTTGAGATGTAACTGACAGACTTGCACTATTATATGATGCAGTTGATACATCATAAGCAGTGCTTAATGTATATTCATAAACACTATCATTGCTATTCCCAACCATATACATTTTTGTGCCGTCGTTATTAAAACGAATTTCAAACGGCAGACTATCCTGTGTCGTTAAATCAAAGCTAACACTGTCGTAACTAGCACTAGACAAATCTGGGTTAGTCCAACTAGACCCTGCCTCCCATATCTTAGTGCTTCCAACGTAGACAGCAGATACGGTTGTGCTTCCGACAGTTATATTGCTAAATGCAGTAGAGCCAAGGTATGCAGTCTGAACCATCGCTTATCCTGTCACAAAGTAAATCGTGTTGCTGTCTGGAGATGACGGTAGTGCTGCCACTACAGCAATCTTGTAGCCACCAATGGCAACGTAGCCACTGGTAGCGCTGATGTCATTCGTCTGGTGATTTATCGTGAGGCTCATTGTTTATACCGCCGTTGATCCGTCCATTTCAGATTGCGCCATGACCCAAGAATAACACTTGTCCAAGAAGGCATCGCCTGATGCTGCGTTGATGTCCTCTAGGTTTGCGTTCATCCTTTTAAAATCGACCTCTCTGGTGTCATCTGTGGGTGAGTTGGTTGCATATGCCGACAAGTCAATCATCACGGTGAACTTTGGGTCTGACCCACGTTGACGAGAGATGCTTGCTGTCACGATCCTATAGTAGGCGTTGTCGAAAGGCACAGCATAGTCTGATGCGGCCTCTGAGATATTGTGTTGTATAGCCATAGGTTAACTCCTTTTAGGCGTAGGTTACTTCTGAAGTTCGGATATTTGCTACCCATCGAATATTGTGACTTGCTTCACCAGTGCAAGTAATAGTTAGCGCGTTGTTCGTGTTATCTGCTGAGAGAGCCATACCCCAACTAGATGCGTTCTGGATGACTGTGGTTGCAGAGTTGGCGAGGGTAGTTGTCCCGCCGTCATTTACTAGCAAGCCCTCTATTCTCCATGAAGCATAGGCTTGTGCGCCATTTTGCATGGCAGTGATTGTACCGTCGAAGGTGATACAAGTGTCAGATGCAGCTACGATTTGGTTCCAACTAGCAGGGTTTCCATTGCTTGTAGTCAAGACAGTTGCAGTTGCATCGGTGGTGTCCGCTCTTAATATGTATTTAGCGCCTTGAGCATCTCCAACAGACGAGAACTGCCCACTTGCAAATACATCCTTACCATGAACTGCTGCTTTAGAATAACCGCCTCCCGCCCTAGCATACTGAGCACCGCCAGTAATTGAACAATTCGCACCGCCAGTGATAATGCTGCTTGTGGAAGTTGCTTCGTTATTTTGACCGCCGATAACAGTACAGCCAGAGCCACCAGAACTAATATTGTTTCTACCTATTGCAATAGAATACTGACTGTCGTGGGCTTTTGCTTGCATCCCCATTGCGATGCCATTGTTGCTTTGCGCCCCATAGCTTGAGGTGTTGTTAGCAATTCCCGCCGCAAAACTGTCAGTTCCCGCGCTGTACGAACCACCAAGCGCAATTGCACCTGCGCCGCCACCGAACTTACCTGCAACTGGGGCTTGAGAAGATGAGTTAGTACCAATTGCGGTTGTATTTTGCTGCACTGCTTGAGAGCCGCTACCAATAGCCACTGCGCGTTCTGCCGCATCCGTACTGGAGCCAAGGGCCACAGCATTTGTGCCAGTTGCCGCCGCATTATTTCCCGCTGCGAATGATGCATTTCCACTGGCTAGGGCGTTTCTTGTTAAGGCCACTGCATTTGTATTTGTGGCTTGGGCATTTGTCCCTATTGCTACAGCATTATTACCACTCGCCGTAGGTGTCGTAGCGGACACTGGATTATCACGGTAGAGGTCTGGGTCGCCACCGCCGCCACCAATTGCTGTGCCGCCTAGCAGTAGGTTAGTACCATCAGAGCTAAGTGTAATCCCGCTGCCAGAGCCAGTATGATCTAATTCAATTTTACCCATTATGCGTATATAACCTCGCTTGTATTAACAGTTGCAGCCCAACGTATATTCGTAGCTGCTGCACCAGTAACCTCAACTTTAAGACCGCCGTTTGTTGTATCCGCTGATAAGGCAACCGCCCACGCTGATGCACCTGCTGTATGGTAAAGAGAGTTCACAATGCCGTTGCCCAAAACAGTCGATGCAGCATTTGCATCACGCAGCAATGCACCTTTGATTTCCCAGCTTGCGTAGTCGCTGCCAGCCGCTGCACTTTCGCGAGCAATGATTGTGCCGTGGAACGCAAACGCAGAGTTGTTGGGCAGTGCCGGTATTGTGTCACTTGCTGCTGTAGCTTGACCAGAGCTAGTTGGGGTTGTTGCAACAGTAGCGGTAGCGTCTGTTGTGTGAGCTACAATAACTTGTATGCCAGTCTTAGGGCTTCCCGCAGGCTCACCACTACCTACAGTATCATTAGCTCCATACGTTAATTTACCAGCTACTGAATTGTTTTTATTATCAGCGCCTAAAGCTACTGAACTATTTGCGCCTGAGTTAATTGTATTACCATAGCCAATACTAGACGCCCCTTCAGCACTTGTTGAAGAGGAATTTCCAAGAGTAGAACCATAACGGCCTGACGTTGTACTATTTTCGCCAATGCTAAGTGCATCGTTTCCACTACAATTTGCCGCAGAGCCAATCGCAATTGCTTGGTTTCCGTGCGCTCGACTAATTCTTCCTATTGCAATGGCCTGAGAACCGCCAGCACCAAATGTGGTACTGTTGTTATCAATGGCACAAGCAAAACTTTCAGTGCCGTAAGCCCTAGACGTACCCAAAGCAATGCTCAAAGAGGCTGAAGAAATTGCGCCAACCCCTATTCCAAAAGCATTTGTACCAGTAGCAGATGGTAAGGTAGATAATCCATCGTAGTTTTCAGCAAAAAGATCAGGAGAACCCCCGCCACTTACAGTAGCGAAGGATAAGACCCCTGAGCCATTAGTTTGAAGCACTTGGTTTGCAGAGCCGTCTGTGGTTGGCAGGGTATAACTTTCTGAGATGCGTACTGTATCAGTTGTTCCACCAAGATTAACTTGGTTTGCTGCCGTACTTGTAACGCTGTCCCCAATTGAAACTGAATTTGCATGAGATGCAGTAGAACTTTCTCCAATCACAGCGGAGTGTTCACCAGATGCTGTGTTCCCTTGACCGCCTAGAACAGCCGAATAATCACCGCTTGCGGTTTGACCCTGACCGCCAACTACTAGGCTTCTTGTGCCAGAAGCCGTTGAGCCAACAGCGCCAAACACGGCTGAAGAAATACCAGAGGCGGTAGTAAGATAGCCCATGGAAATTGCATAGGCTGCATTTGCCTTGGCATCTTCGCCCATCGCAATACTACTAACACCACTAGCCCCATAACTTGAAGAGTTAGTACCTATAGCTGCTGCGAAGCTGTCTGTGCCAGAAGAATATGCTCTACCGATTGACGTTCCGTCTTGTCCGTAGCTGTAAGCATGGTGTCCGAAAGCATTGGCATAGCTTCCAGTTGTTGCGATAGAATAAGCCCCAACCGCTGTTGCATCAGCAGAACCAGAAAAAGAGTTTCTGCCTATTGCTGTTGATCGGTTCCCGCTAGATGTAGAATTTTCTCCAATGGCTACTGCATTGGTTCCAGTGGCACTAGGCGCAGTAGGCGTACTTGGGTTTTCAGCATATAGCTCTAACGCAGCACCACCACCTGAAGCTGCTGCCCAAGTCAGACCGCCAGTGTTACCTGATTGCGCAGTCAGAACATAACCGTTGGTGGGCGAGTTGCTGACCTTGAGGTTGGCCTCATCGACCACGTTGTCAGCTATGACCGTAGCGCCATCGCCTGTGCTAGTGACCTCACCTGAGTGGTTTGGGTGCGTGTAAGTTGTATCGGTGTAATTACCTGCATGAATGTTTGTTGAGCCTTGATCCGCAGTCCAATCAATATGCTCGTTTGCTACAAAACCAGTTAAGTCATCATGCGTAAAATTTGAGGATGTGTAAGTTGTGTCAACATAGCCCAAGCTAGTCCATGCCGTCGAGCCATCGCCAACCTTTAGCTTGCCAGTGTTTGTTTCATGCCCAAGTTCACCCTGAGACAGCGTAGGATTGCTGCTAGTCCAGTTAGATGAAGTATCTCTGCGCAGTTGTATTTTGTTTGCCATCAGGCAGAACCTCCATCAATATCGCCCAGTGTCGTGTCGTACACAGAAGCCGCTGCCCCGCCATCAATAAGTCTATCTATAATATCGTCGGCTGCTGCCGTGACGAAAACCACAGCATTGCCCGATAAATTCAGAGCATTGTTTGAGTTTGAGCTTTCGCTGACTGTGCGGGTTAGTAATGTGCCGGAAGCCGTGTATTGCCCAACTCCTAGCTCAAATCCGTTTCCATCTTCTATTGCGTACCGCAGTTCGTCACCATTGCTCACACCTGCATCAGCAAAGGTCTGGTAGCCGTCACTTGCGCTGCCAAGAGTAATCGTGCCAGTGCCTGTCGTACTGGTCGTCATCTTAGCTCTATTGACTAGCTTCACCATTAAGTCGATCCTATCTTATCAAGCGATAGTCAGGTCGATTGCGCCGATAGCAAACTGCAAGCTGTCACCATCTGCGACTGCTTTGCTAGAAGTCATCGCGCCCCACCACAGCAAATTGCCGGTTGTGGCCGCGTCGAAAATACCGATATGCGTGACAGTGCCAAACGACCCGCCAGATGCGGTGAAGGTTTCGGCTGTGCTGTTAGAGGTAGTCCCGCCAGTTCCGCTAGCTGTATCCCACGTCACCGCTTGTCTGGCGTAGCCGTTGCCACTGACTTCAGTTCCTCCGCCGCTATCGCTGGGCGCGGCGGTAAATAAAGCCAGATGAGTGGTCGAGGGGGCTGACCCGGTGTTTTTCATCAGCCAGTTTAATATTAAGTTTTCTGCGTAGTCGCTCAAAGCCGCCATTGTGTTACCTCAATAACTGTTAATTTTCATTCGGCGGCCTGATCCACCAAATTTTGCCTGTTCATTGTCCATAAGAATACCACTTACGGCGTTTCCATACAAAGTTTGCCACACAGCTAATCGGGCATCTTCGATTAGATATGGGGCGCTGTGGACAAGCGCGCCATAGAGATATGCGTCGGGGAAATACGTCAGCATCCAGTTCGACGTGTTGCTGTCGCTGAGCGCGGTAAGGCGGCTGTAATAATACAGCTCGGCCGTATAGCTGCCGTCTGGCACGGGGTAGACCTCAAACTCACCGGCGGTGACCGCGTAATATCCGGGTTCCCCAGAAGTATTGAGCGTGTTGGCTTTGCGGCTCAACAGCTCCGATTGGCTGATCAGCTCCAGCGGGCGGGTGTCATTCGATGTGATATAAAAGCGGATCGCCTCAACGAAATCGCTGGGCACTGCGCTGTACTGCGTGTCAATCGTGGCAGTGCTGCGCTTTTCGGCGCGCCAATGGCGAGCCTGTCGGTTGAGGTCAGTTTCGGCGAGCTGGATAAACGTGGGGATGCGCGACGTTAGATTGTCAAGATTAAGGAAATCTGCAACCGCTGTTTTAAGCTCGGCAAATGTGGTTATGGTCATTGCAAAAGCCCTCTCATGGGTTGCTGCTGTTGTTGCGTATCTGTCGCCGAAAGAAGCCCGATTGAGGCGGCTGGCGCGGAGGCGTTGCTGAATATCGGCATGCCCTTGTCCGCAATCTTGCGCACCAGGTCGTCCGTCAGGCGGATGCCAAGCACCTCTTTATCCCCGTCGCCGGTTAAAATTGAGGTCTTTTGAAGCTTGGCGTTTTTGTCAAAACTGCGGATGATTTTTTGCAGGCGCTGCGGCACGATCTTGCCGTAAAACTCACCTTGGCCGTGGGTTTGACCCATGGTCATCTTTTGCACCATCTCAGGGCTGCTGATGGTCAACCATTCGTTGCCTGACTGCACGGCGTTGCGAAGCTCTTGGCGCAGCGCAAAATCCACCCATTTGTTGGTGGAGGCAATGAGCGGGCCGCCGGTTTTGGCTTTTTGCTTATCTATGTCTAAGCCCGTGCTGCGCGCCCTTGAGAGCTTTTCGTATTGATCGCCGTACTGCTCTTTCATCTTTACAGCGGCGTCTGTTTTGACAGACCAGTCTAGGAAATAATCTAAAATTTGCTGGTCGTCGGGGTTAAACGGCCGCGCGTCGGGGTCTCTCGTTGTAATGGGCACGCCATAATGATGCTTGTAAATATCAGCGTCTAAGCCGGTAGACGGGTCATCAACATCGTCAAAACTGCTTTCGTGGCGGTAAACATTTTTTGCATGCTCTCGCAACTTGAATAGCTCGCTTGACGCCGCAATACCCTCGGCAATCCCTTTTTGCTCGTCAAACGTCCTTGAACGATAGATTTTGCCATGCTCGCCAAAAGCCTCTGCCTCGCGGCGTAGCTGCTGCCCCCAGTCTGACTGCACCTCACCGACGTGGTAAGCATTGCCTGAGCGAAGCGACAGCGGGAATTGAGCTGTGCGCGTGTGAACCATTATGTCGCTTTCGTCGTGGTGGGCAGCGTCAAAGGTTGGGCCGCGTGAGGCATCATCAACGGGGCTGTAAACAAAGCGGTTTTCAGTGTAGTCGCGCGCTCCGGGGGTAAAATACTCTGAGAATTGCACGCCGCTGCTTGCCGCGTCCGCCGTGCCACCAAGGCCGAGGGCTTCCCGCAGCTCAACAACGTCCATCATTCCAGCCGCGTCATATATCCTAGAGTTTGCTCCGTCTTTTATGTCATCGTCATCCATAAAACGGTCTAGGGCTTCCTCGCGCGTCAGTTTTTCTGGCAGCTCACCGGCAAAAGTCATCCTTCCCTTGTCGGGCAAGTACACATAGTCGTCGTCGGTCAATTGGGCTGGGTTAAAGTCTATAGCGTCCTCACGATAGTATTGGATTAAATCCAAACCTTGCTCATGGGTCAGATCGCTGGCCTTAATAAAATTGTTGTCGCCTCGGTCAAATAGCTCTGGCCGCCATTCGTCGCGGACATAATCATATTCCGCGTCATAATTGGCCTCGTGATATCTAACTAACAGATCATCAATATCAACGGAGCTGTCCTCATCAAGAATACCCTCGGCGGTGTTGCTTTCAACGTCGATCATCTTTTCACCGGCGTTGTCCATGAGGTAGGCCAAAACGCCTGCCTTGGTCACTCTCTCCTGGTCGCGGAAATAGGCGTCAAAACCGCTCCACTCCAGCTCATCCTCCTTTGCCCCTCGATCCAGCAGCATTTTGCGGAATTGCTCATAAGTGCCTCTTTCCTGCGGCAGTTGTTCAGCCGCGCGGACACTTGGGGAATAGGTTGGTATATCGACAAGGCGCGCCGGGTCGATCAGCTCGTCTGGCTCAAGCGGTGGGCCTTGGTTGTGGCCGACGCCGCCAAAGTTAGTGCCGACGGTTTGACCGCCAGGATCTGGTACGCGCAGCCGTGCAGGAATTGAGCCTGCGCCAAGCATGGCAAAGCCTGCGCTTTCCATGCCCGCCGATGGCATTTCCTCTGGCG